TACGCTGTCCAAAGTTTTTTGTTAGTTTACAACATAGTCTATTATGTAAGACATAGTTCCAGCAGTACCACCAGTTGCAGCAAAAGTTACTGCAATATAATAGAAACCACCTGGATCTACTGTATCACCAGCTATTTCATAAAGTTTTTGCCCAGTTGTTTCAATAGCCGCCACTTCATAACGTAGTTCAGTTATAGCCGCTGCATCAGCAACAAGGGTTGCAAAGCAATCTTCATCCTTTACAACACCAGCTGATGTATAGATTCCAACATTAAAAGTACATGAACCACCAAGCGTATCAGATCCTATTTTAATAGATGGAACTGTAGCGTGTGTTGGAATAGCAGCAAGCATTACAATGTCATTGTCTGTGCTGTCACCAGCTACCAATTCCAAAGTTCCTTGAGCAATTCTTACCACGCCAGAATACAAACTTGCATCATTCATAATTACTGGACTAGCTTCAAAGTTAGCTACTTGAGTTGAGTTTCTTGTAGTCATATCTTAGCCCTCCTATGCTGATTCATCACAAAGGACAGAAACCACTTTAGCTTCTTCCATTCGTGTAGCTCCGAATGTGGAGCAGTAAAAGACCTGGGTTGAGTAGGATTTATCTGCCCTCTCATCAATCTTGGCCATAACGTCTTTACCAACAGCTAATTTCAATCCATCTTCTGCCCATGCAAAACAAGTTCTGATGTCTGAAGCAACAGCTAGTCTTGTAGACATGATGAATTTAAATCCAAGAAAAGTGTCAACTTCACCTTGTACTAAAGCTTTTATATTGGAGAAGTCAGAACTTGTGACTGAAGTTACTCCTAGTAAAGCTTCCACTTGAGCTGGTGCAACTGCAATATATCTTTGGATAGAAGGATCAACAGAACCTTCATCTAAGATTTTTTTTGCAGCGATTAATTTAGCTACTGATAAATCAGCAGATCCATGTGCAATGATGTTTCCAGAAATCATATCAGTTGATGTTCCACCGCTTGCACCAGTCTTTGATGTTCCAGTAGCCGCTGCTATAATTGCATCATCCATAGCTCTACCCATTGAAGCCGCAGCCGCTTGAGCATAAGTTGAAGTAGGATCTATCAACATTCTTACTTTATCAGCATCATCTATAAGATCCGCCCATTCGTAAGTGTCCATAGTTACTTGTCTTCTACTATGAGGTGTATCAAGAATTTGTGTGTCTTGATGTCTGGAAGTACGCTTAATAGCGGCAACACTTCCTACTTGGTCGAAAAATGCTTTCTCACCAGTTACAGATTCTTCTGAAACAGCACCACGCAAAAGTGAACCTTTTTGCTGCGATAATAACTGAACATTAGAACTAAACTGATTTACAAAAGCTGTAGTTACTTGTGTACTCATTTGAGTCTCCATTGTTAATTTTAAATTAAAACGCTACCTGGGGAATCCAGACGTAAGGTTACTTATTTTTGCGAGGGCCATTGCTTATCTCGACTACACTTGCGGATGTTTTATTTGAAGAACCTTTGTCTGGCTTGCCTTCTTGTTTACACCATTGCAAATACTTGTCAGCTCGTTCAAGTGGATTGTCAATAATCCTATTAGATCCAGTTTCAAGAACTAATCTTAAAACTTCGAGCCTTAATTCTTGTTCGTCATCCATTACTGCATCTCCCTATATCTCAAGACTTCTTCAACAAAGAAGCTATGCTGTGGATGTTTTGCATCCCAATAAGGCGTATTAGATGATGTTAGTTCTGCAAGCTTACTATTAGCTTCAGTTGGAGATAGGCCACCAGTAGTTTTAACACCAGCTAACGTATCTTCACCCATTTTTTCTTTCATATATTGTCCAATATTGACCATAGTTTTAATAATAGCTGGGTGATCTCCTAGCTTCATTCCATTTTCTAAACGTAAATCTTCAAATTCATTTACTGGAATAGAGCTAAAATTTTCTAAAACACCTTTGCCAACAGCCATTCTATCGTCAAACGCTTGGCCATATTCTTTTTTTAAGTCAACTTCCACAGCCGCTATCTGATCTTCTGTAACATTTGCAGTCTGCGAGACTTGATTTCCGTTAAATTCATTGTATTCATTCAACATTGCTTGCGCTTGGTGAGGTAATAACCCTACCTTATGAGCTGTATTTTTAAACCAATTAACCATATCAGCGTTTTCAGCTTGGCCTTCTGGCAATTTATTTTCTAATTGATAATCTTCAGCTTTAGCTGGTCTACCAACTTTGTCATAAAAACTATTCCAATCGTCTGATGTGGCAAACTTACCAGGCTTTACAACCTTGTCAGCGCCTATCATAGATTGTGCGTTAACATAAGACTTAGCAAGTGATCCTACATCATTAATTGTTTCTAAAGATTTATGACCTCTTATATCTTCTGGAATATCTGAGCGCCAATCATTAACTGGCTGCGCAGACGGAGCTTGTCCAACATCAACTTGGGATGGAGCTTCCGCTATCTGTGCTTCTTCACTCATTGACTACTACTTCCTCTCTTTGTTTCACTTCTTGCAGCATTGATTTTAAAAATAGCACTACAGTTCGCTGTCCTTCTCTGTAGGCTGTCTCAGTAGGATCTGGTGAATAGGTAGATCCAAACATATGAAATCTTGCTTCCATATCTTTTAAAATAGTTTGACCATCTTTGCTCGATAACGCTTGCTTATACGAAGCTCTTAAATCTTCTGGTGACATTAAGTTTGCTCCATATTATTTACAGCTCGTAACGCTGGAGCTGCATTGCCAGCGGCTTCTGCGGCTTGTTGCGCTTGCATCATTTCTTGCTGTTGCTTTTGTTCCGCTACTCTACGTTGTCGTATTTCAGCGACTTCTTCATCACCTCTAATAGCGGTTGCTGGAACTGATAAGGCTTTTACCATGTGCTTGGTTAATCCATCAGTATCAATATAATCTAGGATACTTTGGTCAACATTAACTAGCGGTGTCATTAATTCTAATAAACGGAGCGTTGATTGAACATCACCTTGTCTCTGAGCCTTTGCCAATGGAGACACATATTCAATGTCAATATCTATATCTTGCATAAATTCTGGAGCTGGCTCAAAAGCTTCTTGCCTTACTAGAATATTATAGCAGCGATTAATTAGAGGTTGTAATAGTTCAGCTTGCAGCCTTCCCAATACTGGCCCAAGCAATCTCATCTTCTCCTCAGTTCTCTGGACAACTTCCGTAGCTGTCATTTGAGGACCTTGACCAAGTATTAGTTGGTCAACGTAGAAAGCCGATTGGATAGCTTTTCTACGCTGTTCTTCCATATTTAATCCTAAAGGATTGTTAGCGCCTATATTTAATGGCTCTATTCTATCCCTTGAACCAGATCTATAAAAATTAAGGCCGCCAGGAACAGTTCTTATGGGGAGGATAAATCCGTCATCTGGAACAAGAAGTGGAGGATCAACTTGTTTTTGTGCAGCCCTAATAGTTACTTCAGACATTTTATTTAACATTTTAATATCTGGGAGTGCAGTCATAGCTGGAGATCTGCCATAACCAATCTCGAAAGATGCCTTTAAAAATCTAGGCGCTGTGTATGGAAATTCATCAAAGCCACTTACTGATAATATCTTTTTTTCTTCTTGATCCATATAGACTGAAGCAAAGGGTTTGTTGAGTGCATCAACTTTGGTTACATCTCTATCATCTCTTTTATAGACCGCATGTATTAATGAAATTTCTTCGTAAGGGTTTCGTTCAATCATTTTTAAGATACGTTGCGGAACAGCCGCTGCACCAAATCGTGATACTGCTGCCCTGGCTGGCATCTTAAATTTTCTATAAACTGTATCAACTCTGCCATTTTCATCTTCAGATAAATAACATTCTGATATGTGCCTGGTGGAAAACCTTAATTGAAACTCATCATCAGATTCAACAAACATAACACCAGTACCAAAGGTTATTAGGTCATGATATAATTCATGTATTTGCTCTTGGAAGTTTGATCTTGAAAAGGCCTGGTACATTACATCTTCAACGCCACCAAGCCATTCTTTAGCGGTGTCATCACCATCAAGAAATCTATCCTGGAAGCGTAAACTAAACCATTTAGTCGAAGCGTTAGTTAACATTCCATGAAGGGATGCTGACATTAATTCTGCTGCATGAATAGCTGTACCATCAAAAATAAGTTCAGTACGCTTATCACCAGCCGATCTTGTTTTTGTAACATCAGCTTTTCTCGGAACAACGTAATCAGCTATCTCTTGCCAATGGGATTCCCAAGTTCTTCGCATATTTTCTAAGCTACCAAATCTACTTAATAGAAGGTGAGCTAAATCATC